AGAACGATCTTGTTGAACGGAACGAAGTTTTGACCAACAACGATGTTTTCCGTTGTTTCTTGGCCAGAGATGCACAATCCCGACAGCGACATGATGTATGTAAGAGGTATGCCGTTGGCGTTCTTTTGATTGATTTTAACGCTGGCTGAAAACGTACCGGAGCTTGTCAACGATGTGAAGTCAACGTCATTGATGAGGTTAAACACCGTGCCGTTGTTTGCTAAGAAGCTAGAGTTCGCTTTGATGATTGGAATCGCGGTTTGATCAAACCCTATTTGGTTGTTGACATTTGCAGCTGGAACTTCTACGTAAAATGTAACTAAAACTAGCGAAGGCGCGGCACCAACGATGGAAACACCGGCTGCATTCAAAATGTGTTGAATGTTTATTGGTTCAACTGCAGTTGTTACATCTAATTCACCAAATTGATGATCTAAATAGAACGAAGAATTATCACCAATGAATGCGGCAAGGTCGATCAACAATCCACCCAAAGAAGACTCTGAAAAATCCTTTAAGTTGTTTGGATAATATTGACGAGCGTACTCCAATAACATCGTTCGTAGGGCAGGAAAATCTTTTGCAAGATATTTCCTTTGCCTTACGTTCTTTAGGTCATCACGTTGAAGTGTCATGCATTTCCTACGTTCTAAGTATGATTACGTAACGATCGGTGCCAACAATGCATCAGATAGCGTATAGCGTTACTTTGAGTTTCTTCTGTTTGACGTTGAGGCTGGGAATGTTGTACGTGATGACAATGCTGACCTGTGCAATGCCACTCGTGAGCTTTCCCGTATGATCTATGGTCGACGTGAAATCCTCAAGGTCAACGTATGACATCCAACGTTGCACGGCGTTCTTGATTCGAATGATCGCTTGTGAATCGAAGTCATCCTGCGAAACGATGTCCGACAACAATGGTTTGAGGTTTGCACCATAGGCGTAGAGACCCAGGCGTTCGCCCCAGTTCGTCTGCACGAGGTTTCGAAGGTTATCGGCCATCGCAGTTCCAAGGTCTGTCGTGGTGGCAAGCAGGTCACTCGTGCCCAATTGTAACGGCGTGATTATTCCGATCGCAATCGGCGTTGTCGCTAACGCATTTGCCTTAGTCGCTGCCTGCGTCGTGCCGGATGACTTGAAACTGTACGTTGTTCGTTTTGATGCATAATCGTTAATCGTTAAGGTTGGTGTTGGTGGAACGACAACGGGAGGTGGCGTAGGAGGTGACGCATGAGGTTGAAGATTCTGCGTAAAAATCAGCATGTGTTAGACCAGCGTTAAATAGGACAAGCGTAAATTACACCACACCACCCAACGTTGCAACAATTTTTACCAATGCACCTGTTCCAAGAACTTGAGATACAACATCACATAGAAGCATCACACATAGGTCCTTGACGATGACCATGAGAACAGATAAAAGCAACTTCGGAACACCAACGAGCAATCCAAGTGCCTTGAGAACATCCATCAACAATTCAGCAATCAATCCTATGATCTCCTTGAATAGGTCAGGTGGGCTTATTGATGGGCTAGTGACCTTGAGAATGAGCTGCGGGAACAACGTCAATGGCATCTTAAAGAAACCAAGTGCGAGGTCTGGAAAATTGGGCACTGAAATTCCCGCCAGAGGAATGGGAATCTTTGGCACGGGAATCGTAGGAATCGGCGGAATGGGAATCGACGGAGGAACGGGCGGAACAAGCAACGATAACAACGCAGCGATGTTCAAATCGCTGATTCCAAAGTTCTGCGCGAGGCTGATTTTTGCGGCGGGCAACGTTGTTTGAACTGCCATGAGAGCGAATTGAACCGTCAATTCAGCGAGTATTTTAGGAATGTCTGGCAGTGCTAGATTTGGGAACTTGCTCAGATCAATGATGCTCGTTGGATCAAAGATTGGAAACAACGGCGTATTTCCGGCCATGTTCAACATCGACACGAGCGGTGCGAACAATCCATCAACGATCAACGTTTGAAACTGCTTCGAGGGATCTGACAACATGGGCACCAAGAGAGGCGCCAATGGTTCAGGATTGAACCATAGAAGGCTTTCACCCTGCGGGTTCTCGAGTGGGTTCAAGATCACCGTGGGCCCAGGAATGGGATACACAGGAATGGGTAGGAAACCAGTAGCCGTCAAACCGGTGCCGTTTGCATTACCGTTGCCAACGATTGCCAAACAATCAGCTGCGAACTTTAACCTGCATGCAGGTGTGAGGTTACCTGACGAATCAAGCATTCCAGCGCCCTTGGGACCAAGTGACATATCTGTACCGAATGGCATTAGGTTGCTTTCAACGTGCCATCACCTTCGTGCAGTAAACTCCTTGTGCACCACCAGCGCCTACAAAGCCACCCATCGTGCTCATAATAGGTGTTGCGCTGACCGTGCCATTGTTGTTTGTTGCCACAAGGCTTATATCCGCGGCCAACAATGCCTTGTCTGCGTCATCACCGCCCAACTTAACGATGCCCGATGAACTGGGAGTAAAGATGATGTCTCCATTCGTTCTAAGCGTGATTGATGCACACTGTGATGGATCTATGTTAGCGCTCGGATCTTTAGCATTGCCGTTAGAATCTGTTCCTGCTGGACCTGAAACCATTATTACAACGTCTTGTCTTGCAATGATGCGAACCTTGTCAGTTTTGATGACAATCGCGCCCCCGCCGCTTCCATCAGTAACGGGTGACGTTGACGTATGTGCTGAAACAACGTTTGTGATATTGAAGTTAGTATCAGATTTTGTCTTCTGCGAAATTAATATTCTTGAACGATCATTGATGAGATCAGGGTCTCCTTCTTTTGGTACGGTGTCGCCCTTTGACTTGCCAATCTCCTTGTTTCCAAGCGAGTTGGTGACGGGTGTACCTCCTGTTGAATCTGTCTGACCTCTTCCAACGACGAAATCAATCATTCCAGCGCCGGGAGGCAACATATCCTCCTGAACGAGTTGCGGTACCTGACCCAACGTTTGATCGGTCGTATAATTCGTTAGCGGGCCCGTTCTATCGGTTCCCATAACAAACAACGTGTTGTTGCTTCCCTCAAAGGCAATGTCTGAAGGTCTTTTTCTGAACCTTGGGATGGATTCAAACTGTTCAATCTTTGCTGCATCTGAATTTGTTAATAAATCTGTGTATGATTTATCATCGCCAGGCAACGAATTTGTAGTTCCTGCAACGAACCTTTCTCCGGATTCAGAATCAGTGTCAACAGCACCGTTATGAAATTCGTACTTCGGATCGGCCGTGCCATTGAACAGATCGCTCAAACCAGGCAGGAACGAAGCATCAAACTGTCGATCAGCATGCGTGTAGTTAACATCCTCAACGAACGATGGTTGAACTATCCTGCAGAACCAATAACCTAATTCATTGACCTTAGCATCAGGATGTTCAAACATCACCCAAACGTGCTCGCCAGGTTTTGCTGGAAAACCTAGGTGTGGTGGAAAGAATGGGTACAGCACCATCACCTTTTCGCTTGCCGTTGAATCCTGTCCCATCGCTCTACGGGCGATGATGCTGTTTGGTGGAGCGATCGAAGCGTACTTTGTGTTGCAAACGCCCAAATCGTGTTCCCAATGAGACAGTTTAACGCTGTCAATGATTTGAGGATCGCTGATCACATCGAGAACGACGAACCTCAAAAACGTTGGAACGGGTGAATCGTGTATTCCATACTTTGAACGTCGATCAAGGACCTGATCTGCACGTCCCTCAGCTACGTGCTTGTGCATATCGTGTTGATCGAATGGACTACCTGACACGATTGATCACCAAATCAAAACTTCGATTTACCAATTTGATCAAACAATGAATCAGTATCAATTTCATTGCTTGCACGTTCTGCTTGAGCAATTAATTCAGCGAGCTTAATCAACTGTTCGTTGGCTCGAGACATGCGTTCGATGTACGATGTCATGGATCGAGCGTGTACTGCGTGTTCGGTGCTAAGATCCTTCGTGATTCGAACGAGCTTTGCAAACATGACGTAGGCGTTCTGCCTGTCTATGATAGCGTTTTCGTATATTTCCTTCCAAAGCTGTCGTTTCTTGTCATCTAACGATTCAATGTCTTTGAGCAATCCACTAAAATTCGCAACGCGAGAATCGTAGCTATCGCTTGCAGCACCGACTATTCCTTCGAGGTGATCGATAACGTCGTGTTCGTCCATCATGGAGTTACCTACTCCGCACCGGAGAAAAACAGCTCAGGATCGATCTTGAACGTTCTATATGATCGTTTGATCGTTTGTAACGTAGTGGTGAGTTGTTTTGGGCTCAATCCTGATAGTTCTCGCAGGTAGAGCAAGATGGCACTCTTGTTTAATAGATCAAGATCGTCAATGTTCTCAAAAATGGTGATGATGCTATTGATGCACGTGAGTTCATTGGGCGTTTTGACCTGGTTACGAATCTCGTGTAAAACATTGATGACCTCACGAACATCGTCCTCGCGATCTAACACCGTATCCTGACCTGGAATCGTGTTGTGATCCTCAATGATGTGTAGTTCGTTCTGTGAAAGAGAATCAACATCATCAAGAGACACAGATCTTTTAATTCGCTGCGATTTTTGCTTCGTGCGAATTATAAGGAAATTCTTACA